AGTTCCTCGGCTGAGAACTGGTTCCCGAATGTCTCTGCCACCAGCCCGGCCATCTCGTCGAAAAGTTCTTCGCTCAGGCCGCCGGAGTTAATCTCTTTGATCAGCTTCGTGGCCGATTTAAGGATTTTCCACGGTATGAACACCCGGCTGTAGGTTTTTACAACCTCGCCCGATTTCTTATCGTACAGCGTGATCGATATCGGCGTGCTCAATGGCATACTCAATCCTTTCTCTCCCCGGCCTGACCCTCGCATTTAAGAGGGCTGGCCGGGGAGATTTTGTATAGCTGAAAATGACTTCGGCTAACCTGCCTAGCTTACTTAGGCTGCCGTAGCCAGGTTGACCGCGCCGCGCAGGGTCTGGCCGTAGATGTCCGTGACCGCATAGGTCAACAGGTAGGCAACCCCCGCGGTGAGGCTTGCGGTCGGATTGATCGTGATCACCTTTTTGGCAGTATCCAGGACGATCGTTCCTGCAACCAGCGACCCATCTGAAACAAGGTAGAGCGCAACCCCATGCACGGCGGCGCTCACCAGAGCGTTGTTGAAGGTCAGGCTCAGATCGGCGCTCACCACGATGTTCGTGCCCGGATCGGTCGGGACGCTCGATGAGAGCGCCAGAGCTGAAACCGAGGTCGTTTCCGGCGTCTGGACCTGGACGAACCAGCCGGTCGCTACAAAGGCATCGGTATCCTCATCGCCCCATACCCGCTTGACGGAGTCGGTCAAGCCGCCGCCCAGGCTGAACTCGTAGACAGTCTTGATCGCCACAAATTCCACCTGGGTCGATTTTGGATCGGGTTTGTCGGTCTTGGTCGCCGATTCCTCTTTGGGCGGGCTGAATTTCCCTTTCAGGTAGCAGTAGTAGCGGTAGGACCCGTTCGACTTCTGGCTGCGGAACATCAGCGCAAAGTACGGCGCCAGGGCCGGGTTGGCATTGTCGAACACTCGCCCGGTCGTATCGTCGAACGTCGCGCCGGTGATCCAGGCCAGCATTTCAGCCGGCAGGCCGGTGATCGTCAGGGTGATCTTGGTCTCTCCCTGCGCCGACAGAACGTCATAAGGCTGGTCGTCCGCCCATTGGATCTGGTTGGTGACCGATGGCTCGTGGACCGCATTGGCAGCCGGCGCCAGGCGTTCCGGCGTGCCGGCTACATAGGCGCTCGCGTCATCGGAAGTTACTTCGGCGATATAGAGGTTATCCAACCCAATTGTGGATTTGTACTCGCCTGCATTGATACTTAATGGACTCATAGGGGTTACTCCTTTTTCAAACTTGATCTTCCATGAATATAAATTCCATCGCAAGGCCAAAATGCCTCGTCGCCTGGTCGTAAGGTAACTCGCGGATCGGACCGCGCCCGAAACCTGCCGCTATCATGCTTGCCGCTACATCCGGAAGCGCCGCCAGCCCGCTGCGATCATAAATCGAGACCTGCATCCGATACGAACGCAGGGTTTCCTCGTCATCCGCCCACTGCTCCGGCGGGCTGGAGACCAGGCTGTAGACCATGAACCGATCGGGCAGCGCTGAACCGGTGGCTACCAGCTTGATGTTGTCTGCCATCGGGATGCTCAGTCCGGTCAGGGCTGATGCCGTCCGCTCCCAGATCGAGGTCATAAAGCACCTTTCGCCACAAAAACCTCTTTCATGTCTCCCCGCGCTTTGCGCATATCTTCGTCCATCGTTGGACGGATATAAGGTTGCGCCGGCGTATGCGACGTTCCGAACTCCTGGGCGGCGCCGTACCGGGCGGTATTTGCATCCGTTCCATGCAGCAGGCCCACTTCGATAAAATGGAAGTTGCCATCCTGCTGAGGCGCGGAAACCGCCAGGTGCGCGTCAAGATTCCCGGTGTCCTTGGGTACCCGCCGGTGCATGCCCTCCACCAGCACTGACCCGCCGGCTGCAAGGGCTTCATCCGCAATCGCATCGATGTCCTGGCCGGCCTTGACGATCTTTTCTAGGTATTCAGAAAATCCCGAAGTGGTAAGCCGCGTCTTGATCGACATTAAGCCTCCGTCATCCGCTGGAGTTTAAGCTCCAAATATTCATTGCGATGGCGGACGTTGTCAATGCTCACAATCTCATAGCGCTCAGACCCGAGCAGCACCGCGCAGGTCAGGTCCACATCATCCCGGTAGCGGATCGTGACAGTGGCAGCCTCCAGGGCGTTATTGGTCGCCGCAACCCAGGCCTCGGATCCGTGCACGTTGACCCATTTGGAGTAGACCGCCGCAATCGTCACCCAGCCTTCAGTCTCGAAGCCGCCCGCTCCCTCAGATACGCTCCGGCTCTGAAGCGTGATTGGCGTTCTCAGCTCGCCCGGGTTGGTGACCGTCCCATTCAGGTTCATAGGCTGCTCACCGGTAACAGGTAGGCCCGGTACCAGTTCTCCGATAGGTCATCGGTCGATGTTTGTTGGATAGTGTTATTGATCGTGATCACCTCCTCAAAATCGGCCGATTGGTCTCCGGTCTCACCGACCAGGCCCACCAGGGTCGAAACCGTATCGCCAAAATGGGCCCCCATCAGGCAGCAGGATCCGGCCCCATCCCGGCCCTGGAACTGCTTGTAGCGCAGCGCCAGCGCTTCGAGCTGGACCAGGCAGGCTGTCAGGCCGAAAGCCAGCGAGGCTGCCTGGGTGGCGTTCATCCCCGGATCCTCATGCCATTTCACCAGCAGCATCCGGGCCGCGCCCTTGGCCACCGGGTTGATAGTCGTATCAGCCGCCCAATCCCGCCCGGTGGCGTTGAGAATATAGGCATCCACCTGCGGCAGGAGCATCAGCATATTCGGGTCATCGATGGCGCAGCGCAGCACGTCTGAGGCTTCTGTGGCCGTCAAGATATACGTGCCGGCCGGGGCAGCATAAGCCGCCCAGTCGACCTGGAACAGCAGGTTTTGCTGGACCGCGCCGGCTCCGGTGACCTTTACGGCCAGCGGTCCAACCGTGTCGGTCTCGGCAGCGGTCAGCTCATAGGTATACCAACCGCTGCCGATCTCAGTTTTTGTTCCAGCTCCGGCCACAAAGGCCGCGCCGTTTTTGGAAACGGATACGACTATAGCGGTCCCGAGTCCGGTGACCACGGTTCCGTTGCTGGCCACCATCACGAAGGCCGTCAGATGCGCCAGTCCTGCCCGAATTGGATCGCTCATATCACCCCCAGTGCCGCCAGCGTTTTAGGACCGCCCGCTGCGGTAATTAAGTCATTGACGTACACCATGTAGTCCATGTTTTCATGCATGATCCCGGAGCGGATCCCGCAGTCCTCGGCAGCTTTAAGCTGCTTCTTACTGAAGGTCTTGAGCTGCTCGCGCGCCTGTGGATTTCCGGTCTGTCTCCAAATATTCCAGACATATTGTGTCTCGCCGTGAGCGATCCACATTTCTTTACGCGCCTCTTCTGCATCCTTCTGCGCCTGGGCCGCTGTTCGCTCGTACTCCTGGCGTGGGATCGGGTCATCCCGCCCCATATATCTTTTCGCCTCATCCAGAGCGCCTGCGGCTTCGCCGGCGTGAAGGATCGCTTCCTGGCACTCGGCGATCAGGTCACAAACCTTGTCGAACTTCGAATTTGCAATCGCATCTTCGAGGCGGTTGCGAACCTTGGCGCTTTGCCAGGCGGAGCGTTTCCGTGTCCCTACCAGATCCCCTGCCCGTTCGGCAAAATGGCTCCGGTCGATCTGCACCTCGCCCTCGTAGGCATACAGCGAGCCGGTGAAATAGCTCTCGTTGGAGAGCATCTCGATCGATAGGCCCAACCCGTAGGCGATTCCCACCCAGAACTGGTAGTTAGGAAGCTGGTAGCCGTATTCCGTATTGGACGACATGTCCAGGCCATAAAGGGCAATGTGTTCATAACCAAGATACAGCGCCAGGGCCAGGGCATAGGCCGGCGTGGACTTGAACCAGCGCAGTTGTGCGCCTGGGATGCTTGCAATGATCTCCTCGAGCGGATACCGTTCACTGTTCGGCACGCGGTCGTCAAATTCCTGCATGTAAATCCGGCGTGCGCCGTGCTGCTCTTGCAGCCAATCCCAGTGATCGGCTCGCACGAAGTTATTCGGCGAGCGGTACACCTCGGGCTTGTGCAGCTGAAAGCAGCAGTCCCAGCGCTTGCACCAGGCTTGCTGCGGAGCTTCGTTGAAGACCCAAATTTCATATTCCGGATCATCGAACGGCGCCTGTTCGCGTGTGCGGGTATGCGTGCCAACGATCGCTAATTTTTTCATAGTCTCAACCGGAAGAACTCGGTATTGAGATACAGCCCAATCCGCGTGCTGAAGATGGTGGACTGCTCCGCTAGTTTCTGCAAAAATGCTCTCTCCTCGGCATATTCGGGCCGGTTGCAGTTATCCAGCACTACCCACCCGCCGGGCTTCACCAGCCTGCGGGCCTCTTTAAGGTAAAGGATGCGATTCTCCACCGGCTCCCCGTCGATGAGCAGCAGGTCGTAAGGTGGATCCAGTTTCGGCAGGCTACGCTGATCCCATAGAACCAGGTGGGCGCCCGTCTTCCTGCGCAGCACCTCCTTGTACCATTCCGGGTCCGATTCGATGGAGGTCACATGTCCGGCATTTTTCGCGAACCATAGGGTGGATCCGCCCGATCCATGCTCCAATACATTGCTCGTCGGCAGCGTGATCGTTGCCAGGTAGGCCAGCGCCGCCTTGTTCAGCCAGGGCTCGCTGGGCATCTCTTCAGGTGTAGATGGCTCAAACCATTTTTTCATAGTTCCATGCCTTTCAGTTCCGCCCGCAGGCGGTCGTCAACCACATTCCCCATGTGGCGCGTGGTCCGCTCGATTGTGGTCAGCCGCAGTAGGCCAGCCTCGTCCATTCCACAGTCGAACGGTTTCTCGTCGCCCATTGCCGCTCCTTCCCATTTACACAAGGCTGCGATCATTCCCGCATAACACAAAAACTGGCAGTGTTGAGCGGTAGCATACGCGGTCAGGCTTTGATACTCCACCTGGATATCCTTGCGGTCCTTGAACCGCCGCAGATGTTCTGACGGAACGAGCCCAACCGAGAGCGCATAATCCCGCTCTTCGTCGTCGGATATAAACCGCCCGCGCCGGATCTCTCCGTTTACCTCGCCCCATTTGACTGTATGGTCTGTGGCCCATCCAAACGAGGCTCTAACGGGCCAGCCGGATACCATCCCGACGTTCGGGAAGCCTTTCAGCAGCCGTAAATGCGCCTCCAACCATCCCGGATAAAACAGCATATCGTCATCCGAGACTCCGATGATGGTTTTCGGCGGAAACATGCCTACGATCGCTGCCCTGGCCGACTGCTTGCCGATATTTGGGGACAGCACCAGGTAGTCCGGCTTGTAATCATTCACCAGCCAATCCCGTAATTCTTTGCCGCTGCCGTTATCCCACACCAGAACCGCAGCGCCTGGCGCCCCTTTGCGCATACTCCCCAGGCAGGCCTGGACCACCTCCAGGCGGGTGGCATGATAACCATGCCGGTCCGGCAAATAGGTGATAACCCCGGTCACCAGTTCAGGAACATGGCCGGGCGCCTGTGCAGCTCTCATAGGATTGTTTCCGACTCGCATCGCTTACTCTCCTGGGCCGGGAGGAAGGAGAAGACCTCCCGGCCCATTCAGGCAGAAACGATATGTTAGGTTGCCGCGCTGACCATCGTGGTCATCCGGTAGCGCGGGGTAATCGCGGCCCAGGCGCTAACCAGGCAGGTTGCCCCGCCGGTTCCAGGAGTGATCACGGCCCGTACAAAACGAGCATCGGCCAACGCTTCCGCCACTTTTGACGGATCGATGTGGATTGCTACCATCTTGCCATCGCCGGTGACGGTCAGATCCAGGCCTGCCGACGCAGATGCAATCGCGGCCCAGGTATTGGTTCCGGTAGCCGCACTCAGGCGGTAATCGAACTCGACGTTGACCTCATTTGAGGCAGAGGCGCCGCCGGTTGCGGCCTCGATGGTGATCACAGGGCCGGCAGTCTGATCCGCGGAGGCCGTTGTGATTCCGCCAACATAGACATAAAGCATCACGTCCTGTGCAGCTTTAAGGTCCATATATGGCGTTGCCTGGGCGGTTCCCGCAATATCCACAGGGGCCAGCATCGGAAAAACGTTTTCGTACGCAACAAAAGTATTTCCCATTTTATTGATCCTTTCGCCCGAAGGCTTGATCTTAGAACTTCAATTGACGGCGCCCCGATCCTATCAGGCGGTCGCTGTCGCCAATGCCACGAATGGCGATTGGGTGTTTGATCCATGCAGCGGGGTTACCGCGGAGCCCCAGGAGGGCTGGCCGTCAATCCGGTAGATGAAGCGGAAAGCAGTTTCATCTGTGACAAACGCCACGTGAATGGAGCTGGCAGTTTGCACATCGCCCTTGGTGATGGCCTGGTACTGGCTCAAAGACGCCAGCACGATATCGCCCACCGTTCCCATCGTTTGGGCATATTCGACCTCGATGACCTCTTTACCCTTCATGCGCATGACGCCGTCGGCGCCATAGGTGACGAAATTGGGCGGAACCGGCAAGGTCGATGTCAGGTAGAGTTGGTCGAGCTGCGGGGTGACGTCCTGGTTGATCAACCAGACGTAATCCGACTCACCTGCCCAGCGCCGAGACCACATGTTGACGATGTCGATGTAGCTGACGGTTGCGAGAGTCTGGCGCAGCACAGAGATCAGGCAGGGGCTGAGTAAGAATCCTAAGGGTTTCCCCACCCCATTGCCTTCGTAAATGGCATCCTCGGCCATAAAGCGCAGCTCTTCGGGGACCACCCGCGATAACCAGGATTCCAGGTTGGTTGTATCCATCAGCTGCTCATCGGTGGCATAGCACAACGCAGCCACTTTCTTGAGCTTCAGATCGAACTGGTAGAACTTTGGCTTTGTAGCTATTTTCGTTCCACCCTCGGACAGCCAGTAGCCCAGGATCCCACCGTGGCGAGATCCGTCTGCCCGGCTGGTCTCATCCACGCCGTTGTAGGCCATCGAGTTCGAGTTGGCCCCAATTGGATCTTTGGCAATCCGCTTAAGGATTTGACCGGTGGTATACATGCGCTCCAGGATGCCAGGCGCCACTGAGGGTTGAAGGAGATATCCGCCTTCCGCCGGCACACCTTCGCTCGTGCCGGTTGCATCCCTGACCTTTAAGGGTCGCAGGCGTGGATCTTCACGCCCTGGGTATAACGCAGCGTTCTTGACGGCCATGAAGAACTCACCCTTGGAGAACGGCTGGTCGGCTTCGTCCAGTATGACCTGAACGGTCCCGCCCACTGGCCCAAACCGCTGCGCCGGATCGGCGCCGCCGAAGTTGGCGTTCAGCATGGATAGGTACAGCTCGCTGGCAGCCTTGGCTTTCGCCTTGGCCTCATCGAGCTGCGGTTTCAGTTCGAGCGCCTTCTCGGTTTCATCGGCCTCGAAGTGCTCATCGATTTGCGCGGCGATTTCTTGAACCCGCGCCTCGGCCGTGTTAACGGCGTCAAAATACTTTTTCAGGTTCATGATTATGCTCCTTTTGCATAAAGTCGAACTTCAGCGCGGAGTATCTCCACCGCTGGGTTAATCACCGTCCGGGGGATATCCCCGTCCCGGGCTACTGCAGCCAGGGCGGCCGGTACGTGCTCGTAATTTTGCAGCGCATTGATAAACGCTGCATTTCGTAACCGGTTGGATGCTTGCTGCCCACCGGAAATTACCTCATCTGCAAAGCCATAATTGACCGCTTCAGACGCTGACATCCAGGTTTCAGAAACCATCATCTTATTGAGCCGGTCGATGCTGAGCCCCGTTTTGGCCTGGTAGGTCTCCATGATCCCCGTCTTGACGGACTTCAGCGAATCCAGCAGGCCGCCCAGGGTGTTAATATCGAGCACGGCCATAAACAGCGCTACCGCCGGATCATGGATCATCATATAGGCCGTATCCATGATCTTCACAGTCTTGCCGGCGATCGCCACGATCACCGCTGCACTGGCTGCCAGGCCATCGATCCGCACCGTAATATGCCCCGGATAATCACTCATAATCGACCGGATCATGCTTGCTGCGATCACGTCCCCGCCCCCGCTGTTCATCCGCACTGTGATCGGCCCGCCATTCCCAAGATTGTACAAAGCGTCTTTGAAAAGTTTCGGGGTGACGTCGTCCTCGAACCAGCTAAACTCTGAAATGTAGCCGTAAAGCTCCATCTCAGGCTCGCCTCCGGTCTCAACCGCATTCCGCACCGTCCAGAATGGCTCATGCGGTTTGGTCGTGCCCTCGAAGCACCGAATAGGTTGTTTATTCATCACTTACCTCCTGCAGGCGTGCTAGCCGGGGCCGCCCCGCCCGTTTTAATGCTGCCATCTGGTAATACTTGCCCAATATTGGCCGGAATATAATGACTGTCGCCGCCTGGGTAAGGCGGCTGATCTTCTATCGCGCGGGATTCGTTGGGTGTCATTTGTCCGCTAAGAATTTTCTTCTCGAGATAAACTGCACGGTTGTTTGCATCCGTAGCCAGGATCTCGGCCCGGTTGAATTTGTGATACCAGCCTCGAGCTAACTGTGCCTGTGTTAACCATTTCCGTTTTGCCTCGTTCTCCCACTGGGTCAGATAGGGATTCAGGGTTGTTTTAAGATAATCCAGGTCCAGCTGAGCATTCGATTCATAGGATTGTTTGCCGGAATTAAGTTTAAATAGCGGGATCCCATAGTAATTTGCAATCTCCACATCCGTGGCTTGGATGCTTTCCAGGAATTGCGCATCGTCAGGCGACATTGAAATTTGTTCGAATTTAGTTGCTTTGCTGTCCAAAATAGCCAGGCGATAAGCGTTTTCGGATCCGCTCATGGCCTCTTCGTAAGTTTCTCGCACCTTTTCACGGGCTTCTTTGTTTAATTCCCCGGCCATCCACAAAATACCGCCGGGATTGAGACCCTGTTTGTAAAATCTTCCTTGTGTATCATGCGCTCCCAGTTGGCGCTCCATGCTTTCACGGGCGAATGTCATAACCGAGCGACCGGTTATACCGTCGTCGGAATTAATCAGGAGCTTGAGAACCTCGACGTCCGGATAATAGACGGGATTTCTGTTCGGGTTATACATGGGCGACCAATACGGCCAGGTCACCTGATACCATAGGTTGCCTGAAGATATTTCGTATAAAGGGACGGTTGCATCCGATGGCAGAATAATTAATTCCTGGGCGCCGGGTCTCATCCAGATATAGGACGCTCCCCAATTTAAGAGCCATAGGATGATCGTCTTTTTGAAGATAAACGGATTCATCCAGCGATTCGGCTCCACTTCCAAGAGCCAGGCAATGTTTCCGGGCGCATCGGCAGGATTGAGGCGTTCACCTACTTTCTGGAATGTCTGCAACGGCATGCTGCCAATGTCATCGCTCAGAATATTCATGCAGCGAAAAGCGATATGGATGCGCCGGCTGGATTCGATCGTGACAACTCGAGTATTGGTATAGGGATATTCGACCATGCTGGCGTAATCAGAATTCGGAACAGGCGCTACAATCACGTTGCGGATTGCGAGATTGCGGATGATCATTTCTTCACCTCGTTGCCGGCCAGGCCCACCAACACGCCAAAGGAGATGCACATGCCGCCGGCCACAAACCAGGTGGCCACGGGCAGCGCCTGGTAGACTCCGATCAGGATCAGGATGCAGCCCAGGATGAGTAGAATGTCGTCAAAATAACGTTTCAGTTTCATCACATTCCCCAATCCCCGGAAAGAATCTCTGCGGACAGGTCCACCTTGCCCGTATAGAACCTGGCCCTGGCCATCGCATTGATCCAGGCCGCGGTGGTATCGATCCGCTTGGTCCGCACCACCGATTTGCCCTTGTGCTCCTTGACGAATTTGATGAAACCCTGGCCGTTCTGGGCGATGGCGGTATTCCCGAAGCACCACCGGGCGACCAGGTTGTTCTCATGGGTCATCCGGCCGGTGAGCAGATTCCCGGTCACTACTTTGACATCCGGATCCGGCGCCTTGCCTTTCAGCAGGATCTCGGTCTGGTTGAGCGGGTCCGTCAGGCTCACAAAAGTCTGCGGCACATCCACGCACACCAGGCCATCCTGCGCCAGCACCTGCAGGAGCATCGTGGCAAAGGCCCGGTCGGCGTCCAGCTCGATCACGTTATACAATGTCTTCCAGATCAGGATCCGCTTGTGGATCTCGGTGTAATCGATCGTGTCGCCGGGCGTCGCCGTCAATCCGCCGGCTGTCTGCCACTGGTCATAAGGTACATGATCGTTCCGGATGCGATCCTGCATATTCTCCGCCGGAATGAAGGCGTCCCAGATCACCCGCCAGTCCAACTGCGTGCCCTGCGGCGGAAATATCCCGGCGATCGCCGAGAGGTCGGTGGTGGTCGACAGGTCCAGGCCGATATAACAATCTTTCCCGGCCAGGTCCGCCCGGGCCCAATCGCCTTCGGTTTCGTCGAACAGGCTGATGGGCTGCCAGGTCGTGAGCTTGGTGGTGATCCATTGATCGAGGCGCAGCCAGCGGAATAAACGTTCTTCGGCCGGGTTGACCTTGGCCCTCTCTGCGGCTTCTCTCACCGATTCGATCTGGATTGTGGTACCCAAAGACGGGTTGGCCAGGTACCAGTTGTCCTCGTTGTAGATATCATCGCCTTCGTACCCGTAAACCACCACGTACCAGGTCGGATCGACAATCTCTCCGGTCAGGATCTTCAGCGCTTTTTCGTGCTGCTCCCAGCCCACGGACACCCGGTCCGGATCGTCGCCGGCCGTAGTGATGATCCACCAGATCGGCTGCTGCCGGGCATCGCCGGCCCCGAACGTCATCACGTCCCACAGGTCCCGGTTCGGCTGAGCATGCAGCTCATCAAAGACACAGGCCGACAAATTCAGGCCGTGTTTGGTGAACGCCTCCGCCGAAAGGACCTGGTAGTAAGTTCCGCTGACCCGGTCCGTGATCCGCTTCCGGCTGCCGGTGATCCTGGCGCGCTTGGCCAGCGTCGGCGCCTGGCTGATCATGTCCACGGCCACATCGAACACGATCGCCGCCTGCGCCCGGTCCGCAGCGCAGCCGTAAACTTCACCCTTTTTCTCGCCATCTGCGAATGTCTGGTATAGGGCCGCCCCGGCTGCCAGCTCGGATTTCCCGTTCTTCTTTGGGACCTCGATATAGGCATATTTATATTGCCGGGTACCATTATCTTTGAGCGTGCCGTACACGTCCCGGATGATCTGCTTCTCCCAATCCAAAAGAATGAACGGCTGCCCGTAGAAGCGGCCCTTGGTGTGCTTCAAGGACTCGAAGAACTTGACCGCCCGGTCTGCCCGCGCCTCACTGAACACGGCTGCACCTCCCAGTAAGATCAGGCCCGCCAGGCATATCAGGGTAACCAGGAATCGCTTCATTGGCCATCCTGTTTACCATTCAGAGTATTGTTGATATCGTCCAGCAGCTGCTCCATATCGTCCGGAGGCGGCAGCTCTTCTTTCTGAGCCGGCGCCGCACCCGCCCTGGCCCTGGGCGTCAGGTACAGCGACTGGCGGAACTTGAATACCAGGTCCCGCTTGCGATCGACGCGGCCATCCAACTTCACAATGCCTTCGAAGGCGCTCGCCATCTTGAGCATCACATCCAGGTACTGATCATCTAGTTTATCGATCCTGGCATGCAGTGCTTCGATCTGCACCTCCTGCTCCGTTTCCGCTTTCAGCATTGTCAACTCTTTGCGCAGCTCAGCCCGCCTGGCGCCGATCTCACCCAGCTTGCGGTCCAGCTCAGCATAAACATCGGCTGCTCGCTTCCGCAGGTGATCCATCTCCACAACCTGCTCGGTCAGGATGCAGTAGTCCACCAGGAGATCCAGGTCCATCCCGGTCACCACCTCGGCTTCGAGACCGCGGTACATGCGCATCATCCGCCGCCAGGTGGTCTCCGCCACCTCGTGCCCCTTCAGCCTCGCCGGTGGACTGAGCGGCAGCGACCGGCGCGGCTTCAGAGCGGCTTCGCCCCCGACTCTGGCTGCCTTTTTGGCCTTGGTTTCGGCCCTGGTGATCAGTCCGGCTGGTTTTCTGGCTGGCATAATGGGTTAACTGGATTCTCCACATTGAAAATTAATTTTATATCGCTGGCCACGCCCGCTGTTCGCTCTCCAACGCAAAACATTTTAGCCACCCATCCCCTGACTAAAAACTTCTCGCGCCGTCTTGGCAGAGTGATGAGAATGGCACAGGCTCTGGAGCGCGCCGCCAAAGAACTTAACGGGGTCGCCTTCGTGCCGCTCCTTGTGGTCGACGTCGGTGGCTGGCGTATAGATGTCAGTCTTCAAGCACTCTTCGCACCAGGGCTGCCTGGCGAGCTGCATGCGCCTGAGTCGATGCCAGTGCGCGGTATGGAGCAGGCGATCCGCGTCCTTGTTGTGGCGATCGATCTCTTTATTGCGATGGATATCGCAGCGACCACGTCGCACGAGAGTGGTGCAGCCAGGATATAAGCAGGGTTTGAGCGCGCCGGTGGGCATGCTTATCGTGTCCTTGGTTGGGTGCGGGCGGCGCCTGTAATAAGCTTGACTCGCTCATCCACATGTGCGTCGTGGTTGTCAAGCTCGGTCCCGATGCTATCAACCCTGGTCACCAGGCGATCCATCGTATTGGCGAATGCCCGCATGTCGTCCTTGCTGTTGGCGTTCAAGAGTGTAAAAAAAGAGCGCCACTCCTCATCCCTTTTCGTGATGAAATTCAGGAAGATGATCACCACAATGATGACGACGCCGGCGCTGCCCAGATTGATCAACGATGCAATAGTATCGGGGGTCATGGCCTACCCGTCCAGGTTGGCTTTGGTAAAAATCTTCTCGATCATCGTTTTGACGGCATCGTATAGCCCGGATGCAACCAGGCCCATGGCCAGACCATAAACGACGACCGCAAACCAATAGACGTAAATCTCCCATAGGTCCAATATTGGCGGCCTGGTGACGGTGATCATGTACCCGCCGCCGAACAATAAACCCAGCCCGAGGGATAGGAGCAGTATGACGTTACCGTCAAACTTCGGTGTTCCGTCCGGCTTGTTGAATTTCTTGAGCCACTCGACCAGCCCGAGAACGACGAACAACAGCGGGATGCCCGCCACGGTTGCCTTGGTAAATGCTGACCAATCCATTTCAGTCTCCTATAAAACAAAATGCGGCTACTCCTTTTATAGAGTAGCCGTTTAAAGGATTATTCGATACTGTACGAATGACTTAATTGGGGCTTGGGAAGTGCTCCATTATCGGTTTGACCAAACCAATAAAACAACCATGAGCAACCGCTTCCTCGCGTGAAACGGCGTTGAGTTTTTCCTTAATGCGCCGAATGTGAAAAAACACCGTACTCCGGTGAATACAAAACATAAAACAGATTTCCTTCGGTGATTTCCCATCCGCCAACGCCTGAAGCACCTGGAGCTCACGCGGCGTCAATGGCATCGACCGTCCCTTCGGGCAAAGCCGGGAATATTTCCGCCTCGTTGACCAGCCGGCTGACATCTACCTCGCTGGCTGTGAGAGGCAGGGACCCGGAATGAGCCACCTCTAGCCTGGCCCTGGGTGATCAGGATGTCCCGCACGCCGAATTCCTCCAATATTTCCTGGATCTCGCCCATACTTTTTGCAGGAGAAACAGTGGTGTCCCAGTAATTGGCTTCTTCAGCGAATCTTGTCATTGCGCCTCTGGTGAGATGGCTTCCCGAGGATAACCGTCTGAGTTTGTGCACTCTAACGCGCTTTTATAATCCAGCAGCGGATTAGACTTTATCAATTTTATGGCCCATGCTCGCCTGAGATGCGCAATCAAATTGCCATAACCATAAATTTCAGCAATGTCTATTACTTTATTTATATTTTCCTTTTCTCCAGGAAATAGCGACTTGAATTCGTCATTCATTTATGCCTCTCCTTCCAGTGTCTGAACGCCAATTATGAAATCCAGCACCTCTTGTGCGTCGAAAATAACCGTATCGTATCCATCAAATCCCCAGGCAACGACATTCCCGAATGGGCCCGACTTACCAAAGATACGGCGGCGCCTGGGGGCGTTTTTGCTCTCGGGAAGGTTGAGTGTTATTCTGGCTTTCCCTGGCAAGTTTATAAAGCCACGATAATTTATCGCCTTTTCACATATTTGTTTTAATTCGTCCAGGCTCATTTTGTCTACTTTCATTCTGGAATAACTATATCCAATCGTCTGACCACTCCACCGCTGACCTGCTCGACCAGCAGATTCAGCGCCTCGGGATCGGTAAATTTCTCGATACAACGCTTCAATCCATCGTTGACCGCCAATATCACCAGCGCCTCACCCTCTTGCCAGGCCCGCCCGGCCGGCTGGACCCAGGTTTCGAACTGCGCCCGCGGCATCATTTCCCGCAGACCGGCCATCACGGACTGCCACCATCCCTCCGCAATCTCGTCGCCCGGTTCCTCCTCGACCGTTTCCACGGAAACGGTCTCTGGCAATCTCAAACCAGGCGGAGCCGCCTTAATTTTCCAATCATGCTCAATACGATAGATCGCTTGACCAGAGGTTTCGCTCGTTGAACAATGGTATCGAATACTTTCAACGGCTATATCTGGCTTTTTGGCTATCCGGCTTCGAACCGGCTCACGAATACCCCATCTATCCAGCTCTTCCAGAACATCGACCCGGAATTTCTCCGACTCCCCCTTTCTAGCTAGTAGTAGATCCTTACTAGAATCTAGAAGAATAGATCTACTACTACTACTAGAGTCGGGACTCGGAGAATTTCCGAGTCGGAATTTCTCCGAGTCCCCCTTATCGGATATGCTTTCTCCTGTTTCCTCTCCAGTATAGAACGTTTGTTCGTTTCCGTGGAAACGTTTCTCGGACAATTCTTCTCCGATTTCCGCCGGCTCTTCCGCTTCATCCGCCGCAGACTGGCTCTCTATCTCGGGAACCATCAACGGCAGCTGCACCGACTCCCCTGCCATAATCCAGCCATACCGCCCGTTTCGGATCGCCCAGCCGTTCTCCTCCAGGAACAGCAGCGCATTTGATACGCTCTTGTCAGAGTATCCTGTCGTGCGCTCCAGCCACTGCGCCTCCACCGGCTGCCGCACCAGCGCCAGCGCCATCAATACGCTCAGCGGCGAGCCCTTGAGTGTCCGCAGTAGCGTTGCTGTCAGGATCGGATTAGCCATTTAGCGCTTCTCCTCTGCTGAAGGGTAGATAGCTTCGAGAAAACGTATTTCATCGCCTTCGTTCCAATTGTGTAATTTTCTTTCATTCGCTCGGATGAGACGATAAACATCCTCAACAAAGTTTTTTCGCTTAAGCATCAACTTCCACGCGCGGGGGTGGAACTCTATTGCCGCCATGGCCCTTTCCCGAAATTCTGCCAGCTCCTTGATCGCCTTCTGCGCCGCTTCCCACTGCTCTTCCATCGGCAGGAACCCGACCGGTTTTGAAATATATTTGTAATATTCATAGTCTTCACTCATTTCGATTCTCCATTATGGCAGGCGTGATGTATTTGGATCTCGCCGATCCGGACGCCAGGTCGATGTAGGTGGCATATTTCTGTAGGTCCTTTGTGATAAGCAGGCGCACCAGGTAGTCGGATGCCTCAGCGGCAATGCGCTGGTTGATCGCCAGGCCCTGGCTGTCCTGCAAGGCCAGGTCGGCGCAAGAAAGCTCCTGATCGATAGACTTCTCGCCCTGGTCCACCCGCAGGAGCTCGGGGTGATGGATGGTCGGGAGGGGCAGCCAGGAGCAATAACCGGCCAGCTCGAACGGTTTTTGGGGTCTCTTGACGCCGCATCCGAGGACGATCTGCCCGGCGGATTGGTGGTTCCCGCAGTCCAACCACCAGTAGCGCGCCTGTTTCTGGCCGGCGCCGGTGACAGCCGCTTCAATATTCCGGCGCGCCGCAGCATTATCCACGCAGCCCACCACGACCTTCAGAGCGTCATCCCTCACCGAACCATTAAAAATGGTGCGCTCGAACGGCTGGATAGGCGCCGATATTTCAACCCCCCAGGCCAGGCCATAGCGAAAAGCTAAAGCGTCCGCCTTGAAACGTCCAACCTCAGCCTCGCAGAAGTTTTGGCGGTAAACGTTTTTCGCCTCTACCCGGTCGGGATCGATGAAATATAAAGCAACTTCCTTGTGGAATTTTTCTGCCAGCAGGCGGGCAATCCGGGCTAGCGAGGGCGCCAGCCAGGAACCGGTCCCGCCGCAGCCCACCAGGGCCAGGGTGACCGAATCGTATGCCGGCAATAGCAGCCGGGCTGCGTTCACAAAATCCAGGTTTAATTCAACGGGTGTGCTCATATTCGATACCCTCATATAACCCATCTTTAACGCCTTGCGGCAGTTCAAAAACCCAGTCGGCCGGGATCTCCCAGAAATGGCCGTAGATCCCGACCCGCACTCGGATCGCCGGCCGGTTGTATAAATCCCCCAGCACGGCATAGATCCGAAAGCCGGTCTGCTCCTCACGGTCATCCTCCTCCGAGAAAAATGCTTTCATCCCATGGTGGCTGTGGACCTCGATGATCGTGTTGGCCCCGCCGGCATATGGATCCACCGGGTGGACCGAGGCGCCGCGCTGGACCTGTTCTGGGACCTGGATCCGCCAGGGATTGGCAGACAGGTAAAATAGGATCTCTTTCCCGTCCGCCCGGTAGGCCATCTCGAACATCCGTGCCACCTGGAGCACAGGAACCCGGCAGTCCATACCGACATACGGATGTACTTCATACAGGCCGCGCACCGGCTCCCGGACGCTGGCCACCCAGATCAGGGCCGCTAACTCCGGACGCCGGGCCCTGACGAAAATTCCATTAGCAGCCAGGATATATGTATACAGGAAAGGGCCCATCCTGGGCAGATAAGGATTATTGGCAACAATGTGATTGACAAACATAACTAGCTCAAAGCCTGCTCGATCAACTGGCCGATTGTTCCGAATCGCTCCCCAACCAGGCCTGCGATAGGAAAGGAGCGGGCTTTCTTTTCGGCCAGCTCGCGCAAGGCCAGGCGTACATCCTCGGGATGGGCGACCGACTTCCCCGCCGACAGATCCTGGTTGAAGGGCGTCTCGAAAAACAGTTCCCAGACCTCCCTTGCTTTTTCCACCGCCGCCGGCGGGGGCGTGTTCTGACCCCAACAGATAGAGCCGCCGGGGTTGATATTGGGGAAGGGCGCCAGGTAAGCGCGCTCATCGGGGGAAAAATACTTGCTGCGCAGGGCCCATAGACGATAGCCGCCTCCGATTCCCAAAAGGACCGTGCGCGGGATGGGGACCACGACCGGCGCCTCATTCTGCGCCAGGCGGATCTCCACCCTCTGAGCCGGGGCGCTGTATACGAAGAATTGTCCCCTGGCTCTTTGACCCTGGCGCACAATACCGGCCGGCTGCCAGCCGGTATCCAGATCCTGCTGGGTAAAAGCCGCCGCCACGTCTGCAGACGTGACGAACTTGGTCTTGACGGTCTTATTCTCCCGATAGCGGAACAGATAATGCCCTTCCAAAAAGTAAAGCACGCCCTGGGCTTCAATCGCCGGGTCCTCCAGCGCCGCCAGGGCCAGGAATCGGGTTTGCAGATCAACAGTGTTGTTCATGCTTCCTCCAGGGGTTCTTCTTCATCCTCGCGAACTTCCTGTTCGCACCCATCCAGCGGACCGTAAAACGGATCGATGATCCGTTCCGGCTGCTCATCCGCCCATATCTCGGCCAGGGTTTGAGGCCGCCGCGGCTCAGGCTTGTCTGCGCTCTCCGCCCAGAGCATCAAAAGCACCTTCGCCAGCGTAGGATCGTGGGCAAACTGCTCGGCAGCCGTTTCGTGATCGAGCCGGATGGGTTGGGCTTCCTGCCAGGCTTTCTCCAGCGCGCGGACCCCTTCCACTGTAATGCCCGGCAGGTCGGGGCATCTCTCTTCATCATAAGGGTTGTAGTCGAAATACGGATTCCCGGTATCATATATGCACACGTCGAGGGCGTTCTTGAAACAGCTCATCTGGCGCTGGTCCAGCAGGATAAACAAACGGTCCCAATTGGCTTCTGGGATCCCCGCTTCCAAATCTTCGACCTCCAGATCCCAGCCATAATGTTCGGAGGAGGAGCCGAGAACTTCCGTTTCACCCAGGCGCAGAGCGGTGACGAACACATACAGCGCCATGGTTTCAGTCCAATCATTCGGGTTATCGTGCAGTTCTTCCCATTCATCCCAGCCTATGGGGTAGCCCAGGTGCTCCGGGTAGAGGTAATCAATGTACTCATACCCGTCTTCGAGGCACATGAAGGTTTCTTCCAGGTCAAGGGGCGCAATATCACTGATCTCCCCCACCGCCGCCTCGATCAGCGGATCTTCGCTGACATCTCCGACCACCAGCTCATATCGGCCGGCGCATACCTCTCTGAATTTTTCCGGGTTGAGCGCCTGGAGGATCACCGCAAAGCGGGTGCGTTTGCGCAGCAGATCCAGGCTCTCGACCATATCCTCCAGCTTCGGCTGCCGGCGCGCGGTCAAGAAGAGTGTGACCTCCTTGAATGTCGGACCGGCAGCCAGCGCTGGCAGGCAGTCGAGCATTAGAACCCCAAAATGATGACCGGCGCAGGTTGGGCCGCCGACCGGATCAGGCGTTTCGCCGCAAAAGCCACCGCTTCGGCCTGTTGCCCTCCCGCTGTGATAGCCTCTTCGATGCGGGCATCCATCTCCAGCAGGGTCAGGGGGTCCATCCGGGCGAGTTCATCCAGGGCATTGATCTCCTCGTACAGCGTCATGGCCGGGTTCTTCCCGCCCGGGCAGGCGATTAGGGCTGCAAGTCCACGGCCTTTTGTGCCGGCTTTTTTGATCACCGTGATGGTGGTGGTGTCGCCCTGGGTTACCCGGGTAAGCATGGCATTGGCGGCCTCGGGATAGTAAGGCGCCAGGGCACGTTTGACAGCGTCATCGCTGGACCCGATCTCTTCGGGCAGCGGGATGCTTTGGCCTTCGATCGAGACGATATAGTTCATTTCTCACCTTCTTTGGTCCAGAGCTGCAGCTCGTCTATTAATGAGCTGAGCTGAATCGGGAGCTGCAGCATCTTTTCGCGGCTCATGCGCATGACCGGGACTAACTGATTCAGCCGGCCGCCGATCATAACCGTCCGCCCGTTGGGGTTTCCGTCCTCCGGCCAGTAGGTCAGGGTCAGCGTGATCGTGGAATGGGCCCAATCCAGCATTGGAGCCGGAGCAATTTCCGTGCTGAAATAGGTCGGCGCGGGTGGGGTGGCGGGCGCGGGTGGCGCAGGGATCGCCGCCGGAGCCGGCCTGGGGGCCTGGACCGCAGTTTCCACCATCGGCCCCCAACTGGCCGGCGGTGGGATGGGGATGGGAGCCGGCGTCGTTTCCATTTCTTGTTCGGCAGGCATCGGCGCCGGAGCCGATATAAGCGCCGGCTCGGGAGCCAGAACTGCGGTCCGTGTCGCGGAGCCGATATAAGCGCCGGCTTCTGTGTCGCTCCATACCGTGCTATCTGGTTTCTGGATCAATCGCACGAGCAGCTTGTTGATCATGCCCGTGATCGCCTCCGGCTGCGCTCCCGACAGCGCCGCCTCGATGATCACAGACGGGCACAGATCCTCCTGCTCCTCCGCTGCCGTGCGCTGTGCCTCGCTCAGTTCGAAGAGGTTTACCAGGGCCCGGCCGGCTCCTTCGGGGAGCTCGCCGTGCGATAACAGGACCTGCAGGTTTTCGGGCAGCTTGAGCAGCCGCATCTTATTGCGCACCGCCGAATCGCTCAGACCGAAGAGCGTCCCGATTTCCACGGACGTTTTACCGAATTTATCCCGGTAAACCACCATGGCCATAGCCTGCTCGATGGGGTCCAGGTCCTTGCGGGCCATGTTTTCAGCCACGACTGCCTCGAACATCTGCTGGTCGGTAAGCTCTACGATGTTAAGCGGCATGGTGGTCCAATCGCATGAGCCATCCGTAGAAGCTCTTAATGCGGAAATGCTAAGAGGCTTGGCATCCCGAATCCATTTGAAGGCTGCCAGCCGGGAATGGCCAAAGGCCAGTTGGTAGCAATGCTTCCCGGCCAGTTCAGCCCTGGCGGTTGGGATTTGGAGCAGACCATTGGCTGCAATCGAGATCGCCAGGTTCTTGACATGCTGCGGATCTTCATGGCGGACCTGGAAAGGGTTGGCTACAATTTTATCGAGGGGAACGTACAAAATATTCATAGTGTTACTCCTGTTTTTCGATCCTTCTGATCAAATCCTTCGCCGGGCAGTTCGCACACATTTTCGGCGAGGCATCTTCGAATAGAACGCAGTCCTCCCGGCACGTTTCCCGAGCTGCCGCTGCAATCCGCTCCCAGGCAACCACGCCGGCGTGCTGCTCGACCACCAGCATCGCATCCTTGACGTCTGTTGGCGTATGCGTCTTGTAGGTATGCGCCCGCCCGCCTTCCATGGCCGGGGTTTTCTTCGTGGTGTCGTAGGCGTACCCGTTGAGAATGCGCGTGCAAATAGAACAGATCCCATGCACCGTCAGCTGGCGTAAGACCGCCGCCCGGGCGATCCGGACCTGGTCCTCGAGCTCCAATTTCCGCAGGGAGTTGAACACCCGTTCGTCCAGCGGCAGGCGCCCGCTGTTGAAGTATGACTGGACCTCAGCCGGGAAATCCAACAGCTTGATCCGGCTGTATACGTGTGTAGAGGTCCGCCCGACGCGTTGGGTGATCTCGGTTATACTCATTCCCAGCTGGTTGCGCAGGGTGGAATATGCCTCGGCTTCTTCGATGGGCCGCAGGTCGGTCCGCTGCAGGTTGGCCGCCAGCGCCAGGAACAAGCGCTCTCGACTGCCCGATCCATTGGAGCTGGGCCGGATCACGGCTTCGATCTCGGGCAGTCCCAGCAGCAGGTGCGCCCGCCATCTGCGCTCGCCGTCGATCAGGATAAATTTCGTTCCGGCCTGTTCCACCACCACCGGCTGGATCAAGCCGTTTTCCTCGATAGATTGCGCCAGCGTTTCCAGATCCTCCTGGTTAAAATCCACCCGCGGCTGCTGCGGGTTCGGTACGATGTATTCGCATTTGATTTTCATTTCTTTCTCCTTACTTCTGAAACCATTCCAGATCAACCATTTCGCCCGGCGTCTCGGTCTCGATCCGCCGCAGGTCTTCGACAATCCAACCCAATTCAGTCCTGAAAAATTCAACCGCGGCGTCCATCTTTTGGCCGGCCACCAGGACCGGATAGGCCCGGAGATCGACCACCCTCCGGTCGCCCGGCAGCTCTACCGCCAAAAAATCATTCACTACCTGGACCAGCATAAAACCTCCATCGACGCTCTTTCGAGAAGTAACCAGCCCGAGCGCCCCGTCAGACTCTTTTCGATTGTCTGCCGGGTGGGTCACCGAGGGTAAGACCTTTTGGGTGATCAGCACAAAGGTTGTCCTTAATTACACGATCACGGTTCGGCGCATAGGCTGGTGCAAACTGGCGGCCCCGAGTCGGATCTCCGGGTTCGCTTTCTGGCTTTTCGCCAGATCCGATATTCCGGTTACAACGGGGTAGGCTTATGCCGGATTGCAACCACTCTTTACGGGATAGGCATCTCTACCTATCGCCACGTCGCCTGGGTTGCGTTATTGCGCCGAGGCTCAGGTCTCCCTGTATTCCCGGTCGAAATCCTGCGTGTCACTGTCCACGCCGCCGCCAGATTATGCTGTTGTAAAAGTGCTGCCGTCTCTCCGAGCTGTCACGCCTTGTCCGTCCGGCGTTCGAGTGGCCTGTTTTTCTAATCGCCTGACATCCGCACAGCCTCAGACCTCAACGAGTGGGCGACCTCACCAGCGTTCTTAGACATTCTCTGAAACGCCAACCCTCGCAAAATGCCGGGTGTGAGCGGGGCTCAGATGCCTCGAACATCCGATGCGGCCAGGAGGAATGCGGAAGCCGCTGCTATTCCAGCGCCCCATGCAATCATTTTTCCGCCGGCGAGCCGGCCTCGGGTGGAATCAAGAGCTTCTCCAGCGCCTGCAAACCACCCCGCAGATAATCCGCCGCCTGGCACAGCTCCTTATAGGCCATCCCATATTTCTGACCCTCGTGGTGACGTTTGGCAAACGCCAGGTTGATCTCCGCGGCCTGTACCAGGTCAAATACATCCGCCAGATCGAATTCGCCCGCCTGATAAATCGCTTGCTCTTCCATGTCGGCTCCTAAAATGGAACATCATCCCGGTTGTGATCGTCTTCCAGATCGTCTTCCGGCGAGGGCTCCGACTCTACTTTCGGCTTGTCTTCGGGATAATATCCGAGCTCACTCAGGTCCACCGGAGGAATTCCGTTGGCCACCCGGATGGCGCTGATCTGTTTGCACTCCTTCAGGAGCTTGTTGCGGAATTCGCACAGCCGGTCCGTATTAAATTCGAGCTCTGAATTCTTGCGCCGCAGCTCGTGGATCGAATCCTGCAGGTTTACCGCCTCTCCATGGATCCGCTCCACCCAGGCCTTGGCCCGGTCCGCCGCCTGGTCCGGGTCCTCCCCGGGCGCCAATTGGATCGTCACGTCGATCTTTTCGTTCTCGTAACCGCCCAGGGTGAACAATTTGGAGTAACTTATCGAGCGGATACCCTCGGATGGATCATCATCATCGATCGTCAAAGTATTTAAACTCACGCCTTCACTTACAAAACCGTTCATCTCAATCTCCTTTCTGATGGTCTAAAATTTGCGACAGCTCGTCCAGCGCTTCAAGATTCTCCATGAGCGCGTTCGCAGCCTTAACCAGTAGAATCGCCTGGCCGGGCCGCAGCTGCTCATCCTCTGCCAGCCGGCGCAGCGCTTCCCTGACCGCCCGGTCAGCGTTCCTCGCCTTCGTAAGTGTTTGCCGCCATAGGTACCCGCCCGGGATGGGTTTCGCCATCGATTACCTCCTTCGCCATCTGCCGCGCCAGCTTGTGATCCCGGCGCATTTCCAAGGCTGACCGCAGGCTGGATCCCACCACCATCGGCAGCCCGCTGACCGCAAAGCACGCCAACACCACCAGCGCCGGCAGCGGGCCGATCAGGAATGCCGCTCCGCCCAACGTCACCAGCACCCCCAGCACCACCAGGTATGCCGTGTACGCCTGGCTCAGCCGGCTCCGTTCCAAATAACCCACCAGGGAGTTGTAGCCCACCCCGAACAGCGCCAAAATCAGCAAAACAATGATGAATACCAGGTCTATTTGCATCCTTTTGCCTCTCTATTCTTTGGATTTCTTCCGGATCTTGTTATTCTTGATTGGCACACCCAGCAAGGCCGCCACCTTTTCCCAGCTCTCATCGCCCCGGCCTTCCAGACTATGGAGGTAAATTTGCGTCACTGCCAGGCTCGAATGCACCAGCTGCGAGCTGATCGCTTCAACGTCATCCCCGACGGCTTTGCGCAGCATGGCGGCGGAGTGGCGGAGCATGTGCACGTGGATGTGGCCTTCGATCCCGCCCAGCGCTGCATAGTACCGGAGCAGCTTGCCCACCTGCTTCGAGCTCAATGGCGCCCCGGGAGCCCATGTTTTTCCGCCCGGCAGCCGGCTGGCATGGTCGTTTGTGGCCGTAAATATGGTGTCGCCAGGCTGGATCGACCTCAGCCGTCCGTCCGCAACCAGCCAGGCCCGGATCGCTTCCAGGCAGGGCGCCGGCAGCTCGTGCTTCACGTCCGTCTGGCCCTTCCCGGACCAGGTGTAGTAGGCCTTCCCATCCATTGCTGTTTCCAGGTCGCCCCATTTCAGTTGCCGCACCTCGCTGTTGCGTCGGCCCGTCATCAGGTAGGTCAGGAACAGGGCGTAGTCTCGTTTGGCCTGGATCCCGGTCCGCATGGAGACCACCGTCAGCAGCAGCCTGGACTCCTCGGGCGAGAGGAAGCCGCTGCGCTTGTAAGCTGCGGCTTTATTCCGCAGCGTCCGCGCCCCGGCCGGGTTGAGGCCCGCGAACAGCGGCTCCTCTCGCCCATTGCGAGTAACAGTAAAATCGTTTCCGGCATACCGGAAGAAAGAAGAGATCCCGGCCACCCGCATGTTGATCGTTTTCTCCGCCAGGCCTTTCTGGCGCAAAGACTCCACCCAGCGGGCCACGTCGCCCCGCCCGATCTGCCATGGCTTCAGGCGGCATTGGGCCAGCAGCGCCCGCCAGGCCGCTTTATAGGCCGTCTGTGTATTCACGGCCATCCCGCCCAGCCAGGCTTCGAAGGCCTGCGCCCAATCTTCAACCGGTCCTTCCGGACGGTCGACCGTAGCCAGTTCCATCGGCTCCGACAAGTCTATTGTTTCAGGCAAATCCATCGGGATCAGCGATCGTTCTGAATGTCCCGCCCCGTCGAATAGAGGGCCGGGATGACAAGGATCAATCCAAAGATGATAGATAAAAACATGTTTCCCTCCGCCAACTTATACTTCGATGGTCGCCATGGTTGCCATGGCCAAAAGTTCGGCCTCTGTTTCTTCCGGTTCGACTATCACCGCCGTTACCGGCGCCGCCGGGACCGGGTCCGGCGGCAGCCAGCCGAGCCGGATCGCCTCTACCCGCATCATCTCCGCCAGCATGCGCTGGGCATCCAGGAGTCTGAAACGGGCCTCCGGCGGAACCGGGATAGGGACCATTTCAAAATGGGTGGTCCATTTCATCGTTCAGCCTGCCGAGCTTCTTCCAGCGCTTCCCGGCCGGCCGGCGTGATCCGCACCCGAACCTCGCCATCCATCACCACCGGGATCCACTTCCGGCTGGGCAGGGCCAGCTCCAGCAAGGCGATCATCAGCCAGCGCAAAATACCCATCATTCCCTCGCCTTTCGGTTGCTTGTATTCCCGGGGGATCGCCTATAGAATAAGGGCGTGCCCCCGTAGCACAATGGAAAGTGCGACATCCTCACGAAATGTCCTATGCCAGTTCGACCCTGACCGGGGGCACAACCTCTTGAATCGGTCCCATTATTCTGATATAATGAGGCTGCTTCGTGAGGGTGTGTCAGAACTCGAACTGAGTTCAAAAGGGAGAGAGAGTTCAAACCTTTCCCCGTCCTATCGGCAGCCGTCCTCTTACCCAGGACGGTTGCCCCGTTTAAGGGAGCGCTCATTGCTCACCGCCGGGCTTTTCTACCGTTTCTACGGAAACGGTCTGACCCGCCCGCTCAATCAACCACATTTCTTCTATGAGTTGGTCGGCGTCGGCTGCCGCCCGGCAAAGCGACCAGGTGAACACCGCTACCGTCAGGTACAATATGCCAATTAAGATGAGGATGGCCAGGATCATTTCGTCTCCTCGATACTCGAGGTCAGGTTCAGCATGGCGAGATCCGCTGTGGTGATGCCGGCGCCGCTTGCCGCCAGGTTGACGGATGTCAGCGCGGCCGGCTCCTCGGGCTCGGGAGAGAGGTCTTGCAATCCTTCCGTGGCTGTCTCAAAAACCCATTTACCGAAATCGGTTTCAGGCTCGAAAGCGGAAAGCTTCATGAGCGCGGACTTCATCCGGGCGTTTTGCGCCATCGCGGCCCCGAACTTGCCAATCAGCACGTTTTGACTCGCCATAAGCAAACCATGCAACCGCCTGGCTTCGAGCAGGGCGTCTGCTGCGGAGGCAAGTGATGATTTCATCCGTTTCCTACCCATCAGGCCGCCTCGCTTCTGGCGGACAAGTCCGCCTCGGTAAGATTCTCAGCCGTGATGCGGCTGTGGCTCATCCGCCAAGCCGGTTCGGGTCGGCTGTTAAAATAGTTCCATTCCCGGATGATGGCTCGGAGCGCAGCGCTAGCAGACGAATCGCCCATCGAATCGGCCTTTTTGGAGATTATCTCAATCTCGATCTCGGTTAGAGCGTAAGTTTTAGTGATGCTTTTTGCCATAAATCCTCGCTTCCAAAACGGTAAATGTTTCTACCATTATTATAATGAGTAATTATGAATTGTCAATAGTTTCTTCCATATTGGATAAAACATCTTCTACCAAACTGGTTATTATTTTATATATGAAACAGACCCCGAGAGAATTTGTCGACTGGCTAAATGCCGAAATGAAAAAAAGAAATTGGGGGACGCGGGAAACCGCCCGGAATGTGGGCGTTTCCCACCCAACAATTTCAGATATTATTTCAGCTGGATATCGGCCGAGTTTCGATACAGTAATTGCGCTCGAAAAAACATTCGGCGGAGGTCAGGTGTTTTTATTGCGCCTGTCGGGATTGATCGACCCGGAGCCGGAATATGTCCCTATGCTGGATCAATGGAACGATGTTTTTTACGATCTCACTGAGGAAGATAGACAAGATATAATTGAGTTTGCAAAAATAAAAGCAGGCAAGCGAAAGCAGCCCGACAAGCTAATCAAAAAACGAACGAGCCGGAGGGGAGCCCCGGCTCGAACTGCGTTAATAGAGGAATAGAACAATAATTCTAATTATGCGGGGATTTATATAAGGAAAAGCATGTTACCTAATATCGAAGAAATCAATCCCGATTTCATTGCCCTGGATGTTGAAACTGCCAATGAAGATTTTTGGAGCATTTGTCAAATTGGATTAGCCTATTTTAAAAATGGGGAAATTGTCGACACCTGGAAATCTTACGTGAACCCTGAGACCGACTTTGCAAGCATTAATATTGATATACATGGAATTACCTCAGAGATGGTCCAGGGTGCAATCAAACTCCCCGAGCTTTATGATCGAATAACCAGGAAAATAACAGGCTTCATTGTGGTCCACCATATGCCATTCGACAGAGTGGCATTCCGGAGCTGTGCGGAATACCTCAACAGAAGCCCCCTTTCTTGTAAATGGCTGGATACGGCTAGGGTTGCAAGGCGTACTTGGGAAGAAGTAAGAATAAGCGGATATTCCCTGACAAATCTGTCTTTTTTGTTGAATATTCCCCACGAAAAGCCTCACGATGCCTTGGATGATGCGATCACGGCCGGTAGAGTGTTTTTAAAAGCAATTGAGCGAACAAACCTTTCTATTGAGGAATGGCTTATAAGGTCCCATTCTGATATGGCAGACCAAAGATACAGAACTCTTGCAAATTCAGAACCAGATCCTAATGGAAGCCTTTACGGAGAGGTCGTTGTTTTCACGGGAGCATTATCCATTACCAGGATGGAAGCCGCCCAATTAGCCTATCGGATGGGTTGCAATATAGACGCAGGAGTAAACAAACATACAACCATTCTTGTGGTCGGCGATCAAGATTCCCGCAAACTTGCTGGTTATAACAAGAGCTCAAAACACAGAAAAACCGAGGAATTAATTACCCAGGGACAATCCATTCGCATTATAGGTGAAGACGATTTCAAGTCCATGATCGATTATTGATCCTGAAAGAGAGGGAACAATGAAAAAGTGTCCGTTTTGCGCCGAAGAGATCCAGGACGATGCGGTTGTCTGCCGGTTCTGCGGTAGAGATCTTCCCACAGAATCAAAACCATTAGAAGAACCACCGATAGAGCAAGAAGAGACCCCACTCCAGCCGGCAATCCCTGCTCCTCTCAAAACTAAAAACAAGATGCCTCCTTTTATTGCAGGGGCGATCATTTTACTTGTTTTCCTGCTTCTTGCCGGAGGAGGAGCCTGGGGCTATTTCTATTCTCCCCAATACGGCATCTATCCCCATCAAACCGCCACCATCGAAGCCTGGTGCGGTCAGTCTGCCTTTGATAAATCCTATGATGATATTACAAAAATATTGAGCCGGTTTGGCGATGCCGAACAACTCGCCAACAGCACCAGCCGAATCGCCTTATCCGCCCCAATAGCAAATATGCAATCCATCCGGCAAGAATTGATTAATCTGGAAGTGGTTCCCTGTATAGAATATGCCAAAAGTTGCTTGGAAGACGCCATGGGCGAAAGTATCAACGGCTTCATCGGTTTCATGGTCCAGGATACAGACAGCCAAATCAAAGCGCATTTTGATAGCGAGAATAACGATCTCAACAGCTTTACATCTTCAATATCGGGCATAAAATCCTGTCTACCTGGTTGTATCCCTCACTAGAACCTAAACCTGCCCTACAGCGCCCCCAGCCGCCCGGTCACACGATTCTTTGACCCAAGCCCGCCCAGAATGCCTCTCAACGCCCCCCAATCGCTTGTATAAAATTCCAGTGGATATAACACCTCTTATGTCTACTGGATTTCCTGAATGATCCAGGTTAAAAGCAGATGACCGATTCTCCCATTCATACCCTCGCCGCCTACCTGCGTGACAGCGGCGGCGATGCCCAGGACCTCTCCACCGCCCAACAAGAGGCCGCCCTGCGCGCCTGGTCTGTTCAGAACGGCTTTGCCATCACCCACTGGTTCAAGGATGAGGCTCGCCCGGGTTCCAGCGTGGTGGGCCGGGAAGGGTTCCTTTCCATGATGGATTATTTCCGGCGAGGTGGCTGCACGGAGGAGGGCGTGGTCATTTGGAAGATGTCCCGCTTCTCACGTGACATGAATGACGCCGCGTTCTACCGCGCCGATCTGCGCCGGCGAGGATATAAGGTTTTATCCATCAACGATAATATTCCCGACGGTCCCGAGGGTCGCTTCTTCGAGGCCGCCATCGACTGGATGAACGAAAGATTTTTAAGTGACCTTTCCCGGGACGTCAAGCGCGGCCTGGCCCACCTGGTGCTGACCTACGGCGCCATGCCCGGGACGCCGCCGCGCGGTTTCGTCCGCCAGCCGGTCGAGCTGCCCGGGCGCCGGGATGGCCAGCCCCACATCGCTCACCGCTGGGTCCCGGATCCGGATACGATTCCGCTGGTGCGCCAGGCCTTCGAACTGCGCGCCGCCGGCCGCTCACTGGCCGAGATCAACCAGGTCACCCATCTCTACGGCAGCCTCAACAGCTATACAACCTTTTTCGCCAACCGGATTTATATCGGTATCCTCGAATTCGGCGACCAGGTCATCCCGGATTACTGCGCCCCCATCATCGACCAGGCCACTTGGGATTCTGTCCAGCTCCTGGTCCGGCAGCATTCCGCTCACAGCAACCTGTCTCCGGATAATGGGCGCGGCAATCCCCGCCATCCCCGCCGCGACGGCAGCAAATATCTCCTCTCCGGCCTGGCCTATTGCGCCCGCTGCGGATCACCCCTCTTCGGCGCCGGAGCGTCTCAACGCAGCAGCCGCACCTATGATCGCTATGCCTGCTCGGCTGCCGTCCGCCGGCGTGACTGCGACCTAAAGCCCATACCCCGCGCTGCCCTGGAAACCGCTGTGCTCGCTACCGTTGCAGAGGCCATCACAACTGAAAGCCTGGCTGAAATCCAATCCCTCATCCTGCATGGCCAGGCCAGGCAGGCCGCCGAGCTCGAACAGCAGATCGCCGCCCTCCGCCCGCGCCTGGCCAACGTCCGCCGGCGCATTTCGAATGTCACCGCCGCCATCGCCGACGCCGGCCCCGGCCGGGCCCTCACCGCAAAGCTTCACCAGCTCGAGCTGGACGAATCCGAGGCCCTTGCCGAACAGAGCCGCCTTACCGATCAGAGCGCCGCTCCGCCCGCCAATTTCACCCTGGGCCAGCTCCAGATCCTGGCCGCCAACCTGCGCCAGAATCTGGCCAGCCAGGACCCCGAAACCGTCCGCCGGCTGCTGCATGGTTTTGTCGCCCGCATCAGCGTCGACCGCGACGGCGCGCAGATCCTTGGCCAGATCATCTGCCATAACCCGATCCCCGATGGTTGACTGCCCGGTTCTGTATCTATATCCTTCGCCCCGTTGGGGGCACCTCTCCATAGATACAGTTTTACCCTCAATTTTACGACTCATCTCCGTAAATATACTCGGCGGCCCAAATAGCCGCCGGGGTTGTTTTAATCCCAAATATACCAATTTTAGTCAGATTACCTTATACCTATTGACAATAACATATATCGGTATATAATATAGATAACCAACTAATCAGGAGACGAGCAAATGACAACAGCGACCCGCACCACCCAAACCGAAAACATCATCATCGAGATTAAACTGACCCGCACCGTAAGCGACAAAGTAGCTTATCTGGATGGCTACAATCTCCCCACCGGGCGGGAAGTTTTTGAAAACTATGAAGTCAAACTGACCAGCAAGCGCAACGGCGCAACCGTATCGACCTCTGGTAAACCAGGCGGATTCGCATTTTTCGCCACAGCTAGCAAGTTTCAGAAAATTCCCGCTGGCGCCTTTGCCCGGATTAGCGACGCCTACGTCAACAAGGATGTATATGACCTGGCCATGAGCATGATCGCCGGGTTGGATGCCGAAGTCGCCAAGACCGATGAGCAGGTAGCCCTGGAGCAGGCAGCTATCACCCAGGCTGCCGCCGCAGACAAAGAGCTGGACCTTGAGGCCGCCGAATATGCCCGCCAGATCAAAAACGGCCTCTGCCCCCGCTGCCACTCCTATTGCTACGGCGACTGCCAGTCGTAATCAATTATCCCCGCCGGTCGGTTAGGCCGGCAGCAACCATAAAAATGAAGGAGATTAAAATGCACCCATCAGACAGTATGACAAAAGTAATTGCGGGCAAGCGGTACACCGTCAAGACAGCGACTCTCATCGCAGACAACGAGTACTGGGATGGAAACAATTTCGAGCGCGGCGGTCATAACACATTCTTGTACAAGACCCGCGGCGGCGCATTTTTCACGGTCCGCCTTACCCAGTGGCAGGGCGAACGCGATAACATTACCCCGGCCAGCCGGGAAGAAGCAATGCAACTTTGGGATGATCTCCCAGAGCACGCGGTCGAATACGGGCAAGCCTTTGATGCCGTGGTCGAGGAAGCCTCAGCCGGTCGACCGTCCTATTTCGGTGAGGCCATGAAATCCACCAACCTCTGGCTGCCACAGGAGATGATCGACTGGCTCAAAGCCCAAGAGGGCGGTATGAGCGAGACTATCCGGACCCTGATCAACATTGCCATGCAAAAAAATAATTGCCATGCCGCCTAGACCCTCCGGTCTCACCAAAAACATTCACAGGGCCGCCTGTGTGGCGGCCCTATACGAGCTCAGCCGCGTTGGTTACCTGGAGGGGATCACTCTCCAAGAAATCGCCAACCTCCTCGACCTCGGGAACCGGTCTACCGCCTACCGTTACCTCCAGGACGTCGCCGAGGTCGAACTGATCATCGCCGAGGTCCATAAGCGCCTCGCTAAAATTCCACCTCTCAAATCACCCGGGTAGACAACCCGGGCGATTTGCGCTACTCCGCCAGGATCTGCCCCTGGTACTTTTTGGCGATCCATAGGCCGCCGACCTGCTCCCAGACGTCACCGTTCACCTGGTCATTGTCCCGGGTGCGCTTTTCGCCAATCGGATACGAGCTGGGCGATAACCTGCGCGTCTGTAAGTAATACTGGCGGGATGACCGGTGGGATGACGACCGGTGATGTTCCGAATATCCGCTCAAAATCAGTCCTGAGCATGATATTGACGTCCACTGGCTGGTTGTAGGGACAGCCAGGCAGCACAAAAACGCTCGTAACCTGCCAGATTACAATCCTCCCAGTCATGGCTTCTGTGAACCCAGTTGTCAGCGGCGTCCAACTCATCCCGGCGATCTTGGCCATCAACACCGGCCAGGTGCTGACTGGAAATATTAGATTGCCCTGAGCATTCCTTGGAACCGCTGGTTGAACTGCCGTCATGTATCTGGCCCACCATTGGAAAATGTAATCTGGTTTGACCCAGGGTTTGACCATTGCGTAAAACCAGGCCCCGGAATATTGAATGCAAGTTACCCCGGCTGCGTGCAAACCGGCGAAGATACCTGCCAGGAAGGCGGAATAATACTGTGGCGTGATGAACGGATCGTTGTACAGCCTGGCTGCATCGACTTCCACGTCCAGAGCGATGATGGTACAATCCGGCGGCTTCTTCGCTAGGATCCAATTGACGTACTCCAGGGGCGTAAAAGTGTGTCCAACATTCAGCGGGGATACCACTACATAAGCCGCACGCTTCAGCCCGGAGCATTCCGCCCATTGTGACAAAAAGTTTTTGTCGTATTCTAGACCGCCCCATGATGGGTTCATGCGGACGATCAGAAATTCGACCCCCGCGGCTTTGATGATGCCCTCATCGATATTTCCAGAGCCTTCCCAAACATCCAGGCCCAGTACGTACTGTTTCAGATCAATTGTCATTTTTGTCGTCCTTTCTACCTATGCATAACTGACCGCCTGCACGACGCCGCTGATAGTCAGCTGCGCTTCCAACCGGGCTGTTTTAGCAGTGCCGGTGGAAATCACGATCTCATTGTTTTCCTGTACCGGTCTAAAAATAGCATCGACCAACCCGGCGCTGATATCCAGCGCATACCAGCCGTTCCCGATGTCGACCACAGAGCTGGCCAGATCTGCCCCGCCGTTGAGCGTGATCACCAGGTTACCAATAACTAATGTATTACCGCCGCTCTCAGCAAAGATGCCATAAGTGGCGACAATCGCGGCCGTTACATCGTGCGTATGGCTGGGGATGTCCACAGGGTGCGAGTGCATAGTAGCGCCAATCGCATGATGATGCTCTAGCTCGGAAAATGGCAATGGGACAGAAGTGTTGTCGCTTCCCCACGAAATCTCATCAGTGGCGGTCCACGTTCCGGCACCTCCAGATGAGGTGGTAGTGGATGTGGCACCCACCGACTTAACCGTCGATCGAAGCGGCTGGATCTTAAACCTCAGCATGGCCTGCCGGATCGTCGTGTACTCGCTCCCCAACCAGAAGCGGAAGCTCGCCGGGTAGCTATCATCCAGCTCGTCCCGCCAGGTCAGCGTATCCACCGATGGCCCAAGCTGTTGGTGGACCGACAAGATCCTCGAGCTCGCCACCTGGCTGGCCATGTAAGCCCCATCGCTGTCCGGCATCCGATCGATGGTTGCTACCTCCACCTGCGTGGTGTGCAACCCGGTCGGGTCCAGCGATTGTTTGACCGAGAGGATGATGAAATCATTATCCAGGTCATAAACCACGGCGCCATCCACGAGCTGGCGGTAAACCACCCGCAGCAGCGTGCCAGGCTCCAGGATCTGGTTGACAGATGCCAGCTCAAGTTTGTAAAACTTATGCGCCGCCCCATACAGCCTCAAATATTGGTACCCATTTTCCAGCAGGGCGTTGGCCGCTGACTGGACGTCGACCGTGGTGTTCGTCAGGGGGCCGATGTCTTTAAAATCCACCACCCGCTCGATCCGCCCATGCGCGGTTTCCCCGGCGTCATATTTGAGAAAATTATTGGGCTTGTCTAGGGTGTACCCGGCCGGCGCCGTATCGGTCGCCGCCGCCAATGTCAAAATGGTGCTCCCGGTTCCGCTTCCGCGTGGAATGATGCGGGTGATCAGGTCGGTGGCGTCAGCTTCCTCTTCCAGGGACGAGATGACCGCAATATCATCCGCATCCTCAGCTGCTACCGGGTCGTTGACGTGCTGCACGGCTCGCACGCCAGAGCTGACAAACCCGCTCGCCGGACCCAGCCAGACAATCTCCCGTCCGGATCCGAGCCGCCAATGCTCTCCGATCTTCGCCCCAATCCCGACCAGGGCAGTGAGCACGCTCTCGCCATCGTAGCCCACGTAGACCGGCGTTGTTGTGGTCCCGCCGGTGAGCGTCCAGCCGGCCGGCGCCAGGGCCATCACCTGGCTTGGGCCATTTGTCACGCCTGCGCCGCTGCTCTCCAGCGCCAACGACCCCACCGATCGGTAAGTCAGCTCTCGCAAGATGTCATTTCCGGTCACGGTATAAACGAGGCCGCCGGTGGTTATTTCGGCAGTGATCTTATCGATCACACCCCCACCAAACACCTTGACCGTTCCTCCCTCGACATACCGGCAAATGGCCACCCGCTTGACCGCCAGTGCCGCCAGGTTGGCATCTGCGCCAGAAATGTCAAAGGAAAACTCCCCTGAGGCGGATAGCAGTTTCGAGATCGTGAACCCTGCTGCCCGCAGCGGCCCGCTGCCGCACCTGGCGCCACTACTATCCTCAATGTCGACCCAGAAGTTCTGTATGCCCATTGCTGCCGCTCTAAATGGTGCTCACTGAACATTGGTTTTCGGCGTCTGTTAGCCAGGAATTCAGCGCCGGCGAATAGGACCACCAGCTGATCGTATGTTTTACCGGGTCCACGTTATAAATCCTAAAATAGCCCGATCCGGCGTTGGTTCCTACCTGATAGTTTGCGATGACTCGCACTACCTTGTGCCCATCGTCCGCGGCTGCCACCGAATGCGCCCCGCCTGCAAAACCGTCGAGTAAGTGGTGTCCTGAAATTACCAGGATAATGTTAGCGCTAGTTTTTACCAGCTCATTCCACAGCTGTAACCCATTATGCGTGGCCGGATGATTTGAGCCTGTCCAACCATCGGTTTCATACTCGTCCCCTGTCGTAGCCGGGTGCCCGTCTCCATCCGTGCCGCCGCCCAGTCCGCCCGCGTCTTTGGAGAACGTGAACGCGTGGGTCAGCAGAATTACCTTGCGGTTAGGATAAGTCGTCCCGCACAAGGTAATCGCCCAATCCACAACTTCCTGCCGTGGACCGCATTCTATCGAAAGGAACAGGTAATCGATTCCTGCGATCGTCGCCAGATAGTAAGCATTATCGGTTTTGCTGCCTTCGTAAAATCCTCCAGACCACCACGACATGCTAGTGTACCTGGCTTGCGGGAACGTCCCGTTAAATAGCGTTGTGTTGCGACCGTATTCAGGATGACCCGTAGCCAGATCTGAATCGTGATTGCCCAAACTGACCATAAACGGCAAACTGTTTCCCAGCGCGGTTATCCCGGCATCGGCGGCCACGTACTCGGTCGCCTTGTATGAGTCGCCTCCAGTGGTGTCATCGACAACGTCTCCAATCTGGGTGACAAATTTTATGTTCAGCCTGGCGGCATTGGCCGCCAGCCATGCGGTTTGATCGGTGAAGAAGTGATCCAGACTCGGCGTTGTATGCCGCATGTGCTCGTCCGGTAATTCCACTATGTTGAAACCGCTCAATTCCATCGTGCTCGCCTTTCGGCAAAGCCTTGCTCCATTGACAGAAGAAATTAACGTAGATGGATAGTGCAACGCCTTGCAGAACAGGCCGACGGGCGTTGTCAAATTGTGCGATCCCCCAATACAGGCAACCTTGCCCCCGGTCGTCTGATAGTATGAATCTGAGTAATAGGTGGTGGCAGACCCAATTACACCCGTAGGGAGTGAGATGCCTGGGTGCGCTGGGTCATACCCAAGCGCAGAGATATACCCGTTAGCGTTGCCATTCACGTAAGCCAACACCTCGTAAGGCGCTGCAAACAGATCGCTGGCGAACTGTTTCTGATCTGCACAAACCCATCCATGATTATCCAAGACGTTGAGACCATCCGCCCATTGCCATACGCTCCCCCACGGATTCTCAATCCCGCGATACATGCAAGGTTTCACGCCGCTACTCAAAGAAACCGGCCCGCCTGATTTTGCAACGATCGCAGAGCTGAAACCGGATTTCCAGCCCGTGTTATATAGCATATCGCCTATAGAAATATTGACCGGCGCCCCATCGAATGAGATAGCCTTGTTGCTGCCGTCATAGACGTCGATCGCAGTGATCAGGCGACCATAAAACCTCTGATTCCCGCCCAGGGCTGTGCCAACTGCAATCGGCATCCCGACCGCAAAATGGGCCGCGTTGGCATTGGCCAGGATGATCCGATTTACTGCGCTTTCTGCAACCGTTGCGACGTATGTGGCCGTGTAATTGCCCAGGCTCCAGCCCGCCATGATGCTCTGCGAATTGAGCGTCGCGAACTCGACCAGGAATAAAACTTGCAACACATCCCAAATATGGACGTCTAGTTGTTGATAATCCGTTCTATTCGCGCTTGCGTAGGTCCGGAACTCTGCAATGGTTTTATTGATCAATGGGAATGTTTCGGCCTTGCTCTCAATTCTGGTGGTGTCCGTACTGAGCGAGGCGTTGTATTTGCCAACATCCACATAGGGTAAAATCGACCCGTCCGTAGCGATAAAACACTTCGGCATATAGGCGGATCCGAAAGATATCTTCGAAATGCGCCAGGTTACCATCGCCCCGCTGGTTTTTTCGATGTAGAAACTCGGGATGCGCACGAATACATTCCCATAACTGTCTGTCACCTCAACGATGTCCCGGTAGATTTCGGCGCTATCGAAATCATTCGTGACTATCCCCGCATCCACGCCGGCGGCAGCGACCATCCCGACCGCCGAATCGGTTCGGGTCAAAACCGGGTTAGATGATTTATCCCACAGCACGCCATAGATCTTTTGTCCACCTGTCCCAATCAGCGATATCAGGCTCTTTAACTCATTTATTGCCCCGAATGCCGACTTCGCAACTGTGGTTGGTATCGCCGTGCCAAGCGCGGCAATAATGCTGCTTTTGAGCGGTGTTCCGAGAGTTGCCAGGCTGCCCACCTTTGCATCCGTTGCCATTTTTGCATCAGTGACAACTCCATCTGTAATGACGGTTGATCCATCCACGGCCCCGGCCTTGAGCGTTCCATCGGCATCAACCGATCCACTTATTCGAGTATTCACCTCGTTGGTAGCTCCTACCAGCGTTTTAGCTGCAGTATTCAGGGTAGAAACCGCCGCGCCGATGGCAGCATCAAGCTGCCCCAGAGGGTCATTAAACGTAGAATTGTCCGCGTCCGCTCCCGCTGCAATATCTGTGTGGTTATTTGCTGGGCTCATTCATGTCTCCTTACGCTTCGGAATACCCGTAGGGGTATCCGCTTCGGACACCCGTAAGGGTGCTAATACCAACAATCGTTGAAAACAAACTCAATCGCCTTGCCTGTCCCACCGCCGGTGTACGTGATGGTAACCGTATTACTACCCGGAACAAGGGTGAACCAGGCGGCCATATCCGCCGCCGGGTTGAAAGTCAGATTGACGTAGGCTCCTGAGACGCCAGTGCAGCTCACCTGCATCGTACCCGTATCGATGATGAGCTGACCACCGGAGGGGATCGTTCCGGTATAGGTCAGGCTTTCGCCGCCTGTCCGGGCAATGGTAACGTTGCTCATGGATGCGGCGCCGGCGGATACAATGATCTGCATTGACCGCACTGCTGCCCGGCCGGCATCTGTGGTCGCACCAACCGTGAAGGTGACCGCTGCTGGACTGGTCGCCAATGCATATACTTGTAAAGGATTCAGGGAATAACCGCTATTCAGTTTTACTCCACTGTTCAGCGTCCAGAAACGTCGGTTACGGCCTCGCCAGAACGCATCTTGGCAGGCAAAATGCAGTTCTATGTCCTGGATCCATTGATAACGTGTAAGTTGGTAATCGCGGCTGGCGACGATCTCTATCAACCTGGCATATTGCCATTGGTAATATCCCTGGCTGGTGCGCCGGAAGAGCTTGTCGCGCTTTCCGCGCAGCGCCATCAGGCCGTAGAACAGATTGGCCAATGCCAGGTCCGTTCTGGCGGATAACTGCGTCTGCTTTACCCGCTCCACCATGCCTGGATTTTTATCCGCCGACCCGAAGCCATCGATGGCGCCGCCCTCGGGCAGGTTGAAATAATTGACCGGCGTGGGCCCGCTGCCGATGGTGTCTATCTGGTTTCGGTATTCCAGGTCTGTGGTTCCGAAGCGGATCAGTCGATACATTTAGATCACTCCAGTCGCTCGCAAAGCGCTGCGCACACCCTGCTCGGCAGCCTGGCTGATAGCGCGGGAGTCTCCGCCGCCGCTGACAGTGATATGGATGCCGCCCAGGCTGATCTGATTTCCGGCGCGTGCGCCACCGCCGCCGGCCGAGCCATTGACATTGACGTTCATAGACAACCCCGCCAACCCGGCCACCGCTGCGCTCATCCCCCGCGCCATCTGCGCCACCTGGTCCGCCGGTGTGACCGTGACATGCTCTCCGCTGGTCAGGCCAAGGCGATACGAGTCGCTCGGGTAACCCGCAGGCACCACAAAGTCACTCAGTCCCTTTGCCGCTCCTGGGATCCACTTGCCCTGATCGTCATAGTGACCATAGTCCGATAAACCACCCGACCCACTCGATCCGGATCCTGTGTGAACGTCGTGATAATTTGTGGTGATGGTGATAGTTTTGTCCGGCATGCTGGTATACTGCAGGGCATAAATCGCGGCCTCGCCCTCCATCGCTTTCCAGTCATCTATGGCCGCCTGCGACATAAGCCCATGCGATTGTTCGTAGGCGAATATCTTATTCATGTCCTCGTCGCTCAACACCCCATCTGCGGCAAGCTTTTGGGTCAATAAATTAGCAACGATTGCATAAGACGCTTGGTCAAATTTCGTTTTATTGACGGCAATCTCGCCGTCAAGTTTTTCCAGGCTTGTTTTCACACCCTGGACTTGGGTGCTAGTCTCCCAATATCCCTGCTTGCGCAGTTTTGCAAGTTCGTCCTCAAGTTCACCGCGCTTCGCAGAGGAGTCGATAATGTATTGGTTATGGTCTTGCTCGAGTCTGAATACCTGCTCCGCTCCAGTCAGTGTCGAATTGTTATACTTTGTCGTCGCGTCGTTGGCGGCTTTTATGGCATCGATAATGCTCTGTATTTCTTGAGCCTGATCATCCATCGCCTGAGAGGTTTTTCTAATCGCCACAGTTTGGTCGTTGCTCTGCTTTGTATTAAATCCCTGGCTTTGGGTAAGTCGCCCTACTTCATCGTTATAATTTTTAGTTTTGCGCGCCAAATCCTCAACCATCTGGGCTTCGTCAAACGTGCTAAGCGACCGCTGTTGTTGGATATTGCGATACTCCTCGCTCGTGATGATGCCATCTTTGACCGCTTTAGTGAGCTGCTCGGTTACTGATAGCGTTTTATTAAATGAGCCCAACAGGTCGGCGAGGGTGGGGATCACCGCATTACCAATCGTGTACTTTAGCCCCTGCCAACTGTCTGATAGTGAGTCTGTCTGTATTTCCAGTTCTCGCGCCGATTTGACCTGCGCCTCCGTGAGTATCAGGGAGCTGGATTGATCGGCGGCCATCTCACGGATTTTATCGCCGCCAGCCTCCAGGAACTTGGTTAGGTCCTGCCACTGCTTGCCTAGGTTTTTAAGGGCAAACGCATTTTTAGCAATCGGGTCTTGGATTGCCAGATATTGATCAGAGAGTTTCGCCAGGGTATCCAGGTTGAGGATAAAACCCTCTTGATTGGCCGCTTTCAGCGCAGATGTCAGAGTGCTGTATTCAACCTTGAGGTCATCGGCCACCTGGATCATGCGGCTGGCTTCCTCGGTGCTCACGTGGGCATTGCGGGCCAGGTCGCGCACCTGGTTCGAGTAGGCCAGGGTTTCGGTGACTGACTTGCGCATCTCGTTGGCAGCAGCCGCTGCCAAACCGGCCACACCCAGCATCCCCAGGTTCATCCCGGTCAGGCCTTGCACCACCTGTCCTATTCCGCCCCCCAACTGCCCTAACTGGCCTTTGAGATTCAGCGTCGCTGCCCCGGCCTTGGTTTGACCGCTTGCGAGATTCTTTAGCGCCGTGCTATTCTGCCCCAGCTCGTATTCATTCTTGTTAAGTGATGCCGTCGCGTTATTGAGCTTGATCTCCATATTTCCAAGCGCCGTACTTGATGCCTTGCCGCCTTCTGTCATTCTTTGCAGCTCGGTTGTGTAAGCCGCCACGGTTTGCTTCTGTTTCTCGATCACCAGGGTTAGGGATTTGTTGCGCGCTTCCAGGCCGGCGGACGTTTTATCCCACTCACCCATACCCGCCGCCACTGCCTTAAATCCACTTTCCAATACCCTGACCTGCCGGCCCAGATCGGCTACCCCGGTTTTGAACTCGGTGGTTTCTAATCCAACTTTTGCGCTTAGAGGATGATCGCTCATAACCAATCTACCTGATCTACAAAAACTTTCTTGGGTTCTGCTCCGCCATTCGCAGTAAGCCTGGCAACGAACTCCAAAAGCGACGAACTATCAGTTGCATCGATATCGTGCAGGCTCCAACCTAACGTTCGCGCCAGCGCAATTTCCATATCGATCATCCAGTTTTCGTCGGGCGGGCCGCCTCCCCCGGGGTCTGTTCCGGGGGAAGTGCGTTTTTTCCCATCACTCCCACCGCTCGGGCGATCACCATGTTCAACACCAGGATCATTTCTCCGATGTCCGACCCGTTGTCCAGTTCCTCGGCTGAGAACTGGTTCCCGAATGTCTCTGCCACCAGCCCGGCCATCTCGTCGAAAAGTTCTTCGCTCAGGCCGCCGGAGTTAATCTCTTTGATCAGCTTCGTGGCCGATTTAAGGATTT